TGCGAGCTGGGCGACGGGTGCAAACTGGGCGACGAGTGCAAACTGGGCTACGGGTGCAAACTGGGCGACGAGTGCAAACTGGGCGACGAGTGCGAGCTGGGCGCCGGGTGCAAGCTGGGCGCCGGGTGCAAGCTGGGCAACGAGTGCAAGCTGGGCAACGAGTGCAAACTGGGCGACGAGTGCGAGCTGGGCGCCGGGTGCAAGCTGGGCAACAATGAAATAGCACCCAAAGCATTATTTATCAATGCTTCTCGCCACACGGTTTCCTATTGGGGTGATGAAGTAATCCAAATAGGATGCAAACGCTTCTCTATTTCTGAATGGCAACAGCATTTTCAGAAAATCGGTAAGGCGGAAAATTACACTTCCGACCAGATCGAAGAATATAAAGGGTATATCGACCTGATCGCTGCAATGCACAAGACATGGAGTATTGATAAACAAAAGGCATCAAAGGAATAACAACAAGGAGTGTGTGGCGGAATGGTAGACGCCATATGATGATGGATAACCGAGAGCGTCAGGGATGGGACCCAAGCTCATTTATTCGCAGATATAAAGCGGCACGTGTCCGGCACGAGTGGGATAAACCCGGAAATAAAGCCCACAAGAGTCCGCGCTTACTCATCATATGAAACCGATTGCAACGGTTGCAGGTTCGAATCCTGCCGCACTCCCAAAATAGCCACCCAATGGGTGAGGGGTTTGATCGCTGGCAGTAACCCCGCCGCAAGGTATAAAGCGATCCGTTAGGCCGATAATAGCGTTATCGGCGGGCCGTGGGCAAGGCTCGAAGTGATAGCCCCGCAAGAGCGAATAGCTTGAACGCGCAAAAGACTGGCATAGGTTCCGAAGCTGCGATGACATGAGCGGCGAGGACCACCGGGATAAATAAAGCATTATTATGCCTGTGCGGGTTTGATCGCCTTCACAGGCTCTAATGCAGGCTTTGTGCACACGTTCTTTCCAATCAGGGTAATTTAGTAGTTTTTCATTATTTGCATAGCGCAAAGCCTGCTTCATGCCCGCGTGCTGATTTGGAGGTTGGTAGGTTTTAGTTGACGTGGTTGTTTGTGTGTGACGGCGCGCGGGCTTTTTTTTGAAACACCTTAAAACATTATAGCTATGAAGAGAGAGATTTTGAAAAAGAGAACCTTCCTTTGGTTCGACCTGACGCCCCGCTGGAAGATGTGGAAGAGAATCGAGGAGCTGGAGATCGAAGTGGGCAAAGCTCTTGCGGAACGCGAAACTGCGTATCAGGATCTGGCAAGCATGAACCAGAAATTTCTGGCGCTCACTCACGATCTTGATTCTATGCAAAAACGAGTCCTTGAATTGGAGGGCAAACTCCAGAAGTTCAATCGGACCCGCGGCAAAAGCGGCAAATATGTGAAGTCCTATGACACACGATCCGCAAAGTAAGATTCTCGCCTATCTCAAGGCCGGCGGCAAGCTTACGGTCCGCAAGGCCGAGAGACTCTACCACACAACGGAGCTGAGACGTATAATCAGCCGGCTCCGTAAAATGGGTTATTCCATTTGCTCGAACAGACAGAAGGCCGTTACGGAAGACGGGCGGCCGACGCAGTTTAACGAGTACTATATGCCACAGGTCGCGGATTCCTGCCAATAATCCGCAAATCGCATTTTAAGTTTGGTATTTGCCATTGGCCTGCTGTGAAGCACGCGGATGGTGTGCCGTCGGCATTAAAGCCCTACGCGGTGGCGTGGGTGAGTGGAGATGTCGGCGGCATTTATTGAGCTATGGTGTAATGGTTAACACACCGCCCTTTGGAGGCGGTACTCCCGGTTCGAATCCGGGTAGCTCAACAGGGATTCATTCCCAGTTGTGAGTTGATCGGGCGCTTGACGCGCTAATCACAACGGAAGCGAAAGAGGGTATATCCCTCGACAATCCGAGGCCGCGTGAATAACAGTAGCAAGGCCGAGGCGGGCTAAGCCCACGAAACGGGCAGAACGCAAACCGGCGGCGCGGGAGCCGTGTCGCCACCGCGGGGGTAGTAAGAAGCCCCCGCTTCTTTTGGATACAATCAAACGACCATGAATAAATATCTTCAAGAACTCAAAGACAACGGGCTGGTCCCCTTGCGACTGGACAACAACACGGTTCTGTTCGTACCTCCGGAGAAAGCCAACCGAAAGTACAAGGATAAGTACCTTAAGAATGCCGAGAGGGCGCGGAGGATGGCACTTAATTTGAGATAGAGTAAATGAAAAAGTGGAGTGTCCTACCACTCCACGACGGCATTGGTTAAGCTACATTATTAACCGGCACCCATATTACAAAAACTTTAGCGTTTTTGGGATAAATAATTTTCCCATTTTTACGGATGTATTTGCAAAATACGAGTTTATACAATTTGCCGTTTTTGGACTTAAGAGATTCCATAAATAACACCTCCTTTCTTTGTTGCCTTTCGGCTTAAAATCTTGCATCCTACTGCAAGACAAAACCCGGTAGTAGGATACCGGGTCTTTTAAACTTGTGTTTGGAATAATTTGAAAAGACGATGTTATTCCTTCATCTCTTAAGTCCAATGCAAATATAGGTGTATTTTACTTTACCTGCAACAAGTATAAATAATTACACACTTTATATTTGTTTAATATAGATAAAATCTATTTTCACTATGACAACCATTGAAGAGCGAGCAAAGCGTATTTGCGCAAATACTTTTTGTAATCAATCCCACGCGCCTGTATGCAAAACATGCGCATGGCGTCTTAATAGTGAACCGGCAAAACCGCAATGTAGTGTCTCGGAATATAAAGACGTGATTAAGGACATATATGAGTCGGCTATTTGTCAGTTAATATTACAACGAGAGGAATTGATACGCGAGTACGATTTAAAAGAGAAACCCCATATTGAAGCAGGAAATTGCAACACTCACTTTGATAATTGGGGTGAAAATCCAATACATGTTGGTTTTTGCCCGGTGTCAGAACCCTTTTCCGAACTAAGAAGTAATTGGCGCCGCGCCCTATCCACAAATAACCCCGAAAAACGTTAAATATCAAATATGGACCAAGACGCATCGAAAATAGCTATACCTAAGGATTTGAATACTGAGATTATCGAAATGCAAAAACGCATTGCCGGTTTAGCCGAATATATTAATCTTTTACGCAATAGCGAAGATTGCGAACAAGCAATACGGGATGCGCTTGAAAAAGCACCTAATAAATTCGAATTCCTATTAGCTCTTTTAATTCACACTTTTCCCGACGAACAGACTGCCGACGAATAACGTGTAAAGAATTCTCGATTTTCTTTACATGTTCGCACGAAATGCAAAGATTTTTTATATGTCTAAAATACTGAAAAAATATGCGAGAATTTAAGTTTCGAGGCAAGCGCCTCGACAATGGGGAGTGGATAAAAGGGAACTCAATAGTTCGAGTAGGTGACGGTTTTTTTATTTGCGACTGGACTGGTGTTGCAATTAAAAAATCAGAATTTTACAATCTTTTCACGGAAGTAGATCCCGCCACGGTCGGCCAGTACACGGGGCTGAAAGACAAGAACGGTAGGGATATTTGGGAGGGGGATATAGTCCAATACAAGAGCTATACGGCGAATAGAAGGTGGTGGAGAACAATGGATGAAATCCCCGAAATCGAAAAGGAGGTCCAACGACAGCGCGATGAATACTCGACTAAACGAGGCGTGTGTGAATACTCTGATGGGTATTTTAGTGTAGATGACATCTTTTTATTCTATGCGAAAGCAGGGGGGAAGCTTCGCACTTATAAATCTAATTCACGCGACGTAGAGGAACGGCAATGGGATTTTGAAGTCGTTGGTAATATCCACGACAACCCCGAATTGCTGAAATAATTTTGCAGATTCGAAATGATTTCCTACCTTTGTAAAGCCAAGAAACCATATTCGCTTCGAATAGGTACATACTAATAGATTCCGTTATAAAGCGGGTCTTTCTTGTGGCACTTCTCATTGCGAGTAGTGGTTTCTTGGCAGAAATACGAGGAAGGCTCGCCTTCTTTTTTATACTTAACAATTTAACTTTCAGACCATGCCAAGAAACTCTGAAAGTGGTATCCGGGTCAATCGTACCCAGACCACACCGCGCGCCAAGAAAAGCCGCACTGCATTCTACCGTTGCCATCTCAAGGCCAACAAACCCCTATTCATCTGGGGCAAAATTCAAAAATCGGCAATATTATTTGCAGAGTTAAAAACTTTGTGTAAATTTGTATTGCCAAGCCACCCGATTTCGGGTATATCAGAAAAATACAAAACGCTTTTTAGGGCGTGTTCTCGGTTCACTTCTGCACCCGCAGTCGTGGTGGTTTGGCGACTAACTGGAGGACGCGTCCTTCTTTTTACATATTGTTCAACGAACTTGTGTTAACCAAATGCCAAACCACAACACGAGTTGCAAAACGGGGAATAAAAGTACCCGTGCAACGCATCGCACCTGCTTTTACAGGTGTCATCTAAAAGCCAATCGTCCGATGTTCTCTTCGGATAAAGTCGATTACACCAACGTTATCCGCGCCACGTGCGAGGAGCATGCTTTAGGCTGTTTCCTTGCTCAGTTTCGCGTGCTCTATCCCGCGTATGCTGTCGTTGTCGGCACCATACTCGTAAGCCGGGTATTTCCCTCCAAGTCTAAACATTAAACCGCTGAATCATGGATAATGATATTCAGCTTGTCGGCGTAAGACGCACCGATAAGCAGTTGCTCACCGCCATAGTATGGCGCATGCAGTACAGAATCCGGCGACGTGTCATACGCAGGATCAGCCTCTGGAATTACATATCATACAATCGTATGAGAGGGAGGAACGTGATATGACCGAGTTATTCATCTTCCTGATGTGGGCGGTTCCGCTTGCCGTCGTGTTCCGCTGGGTGCTGTCGAACCAGCACCGCAAGAAAGAAATAGGCGAATTGTTGGATGAAATCTTCGAGGAATCATGAAAACAAGTGTAATAATGACGCGCCGAATGGGGCAGTTCGAGGTGCTCCAGCGCACAAAAGACGGCATGTTCAATGCCACGGCGTTGCTGAACCAGTGGAACCGTGCTGCCGGCATGAAAAAGGAGATGAACGATTACCTGCGCCTCCAATCGACGCATGATTTCTTAAGTGCCTTACAATCAGAGTTTGATTTTAAAGACGGGAATTCCCCGTATTTAACTTCCCGCGGGAAATACAGCGGTGGGACGTGGAGGACTCCTCTTTTGTTTATCGACTTTGCCATGTGGCTTAACCCGAAGTTCAAGGTTCAGGTACTCAAATTCGTTTATGACGAGTTGATCAAGTGCCGCACGGCCGCTGGTGACAACTACAATGTGCTGGCCAAGTCCATCGCGTCGCTTCCGGATGTCGATTATCCGAAGGTGGCCCGCGCTCTGAACTGGATCGTATTCAACAAGCACGAGCGGGATATCCGCAACACGGCGACCCCGCAGCAGCTACAAGATATGGATGAATTGCAACGCAAATTGGCATTCTCCGTAGATATGGGATACATCCGCTCATTCCCTGATCTGATGAACTCGATGCGCCGGATATATAACCGTCAACATGCAAAATTTTAATCTATGGACACGCAATATTACACGACAACCGCGTCCCCGGTGCTGACGTTCGAAGAGTATCACGATATTCCGAGCGAACATATAACCGGCCAGCGGTCGCCATTCTCCCAGAGGGCCAGAACGCTGATGGACGTAGATCTGAAGTTGATTTATCGGGCTATCCGCGAAGCCATACAGAAGGATATGCGCGGTGATGAAGACAAGCGGGTCTATACGGTGGCCTACAAAATATACGACATCAAAGCGATCCATCACTACGAGACCCACGAAGAACAAGGCGGTGACAGCTATATGGGTATTTGCGAGACCTATTTCGAAGTAGACCGCGATACCATCGAAATTATCGAGGTCAAGGATATCGACGGTGGTATGCACGCCGGGCAGTTGCGCCGGCTGAAAGAATACGGAGAACGAAACAACTTATAACCATGGGAATCTATAGCAAACTGCTGGAAATCCAGAGGAGCGTCAGGGCGTTGCTGCCGAATGCAGATGGAAATAATTACAAGTACATCAGCGGTTCGAAAGTACTTGGCATCGTCCGGCCCAAGATGGACGAACTCGGCGTGATCCTCAAAACGGAGGTTCTCGACATCACAAATACCCGTCAGGATTATACCGTAGGACGGGATCAGCGCCCTAAATCCGAAATCCTTTCGAGTGTGAAGATGCGTTTCACTTGGATCGACGTGGAATCCGGAGAGAAGGACGTATGCGAGTGGAGCGCCAACGGTCAGAATGATTGGGACAAAGGCGTAGGTTCGGCAATGACCTACGGGGAGCGTTATTTCATTCTCAAATACTTTCATATAGCCACTGACGAAGATGACGTAGACCGACTGCCTCGGCATGATGACGCCGGCCCGGCTTCCAAGCCTACGCTTACTGACGAAATGCTAACTTTGGACTTGTTCGAAGAGATAATCAAGGCCAAGGAAGACGCCAAGGGAGCCAATAAGCGATTCTCATTAATCGGATTCTTGGAGTCCAAGTATATCGTCGATAAAGAAATGCTTACAAAAGTCAATGTCAAAGTTACCGAATACTACAATTTAACGAGGGAAAATAAAGCATGAATCAGCAGATAACACTATTCGGAGATACGGCATCCATTGCCGATCTTGCAGGCAGGGCCATCAGCGCCGTCGTAAATGGCGACATCAGCCCTATAGATGCACACATACAGATCAGCCGCATGGAGAATGCGATCAAGCAATTCAAGGATGATGCGCAGGTTCGGGACATCACACTCCGCGAACTGTCCAAATACGGCAAATCACACCAGTTCGGCGACTGCCGGCTGGAAGAGGCCGAATCGGGTGTCAAGTACGACTATTCAATGTGCGGAGACAGCGAACTGAACGACATGTACAAGACGCTGGAAGCCCTCAAGGCCGACATTAAAGAACGGGAAACGATGCTTCGGAACCTGCCGAGGTCGGGAGTCGTAGCCCCCGAAACCGGTGAAATGATCTATCCTCCGGCCCGCTCCAGTAAGACAATCATCAAAACCACCTTCAAAAAGTAGTCGTCATGGATATTTCGAATACCGATATGCGGAACTTACTGAAGGCAATCAGCGTGCTTCATCCGCATCCGGATCAATCCATCCACGAATGGAATGCAATCCGCAAACTTAAAATATTCGCAAAGAAACAGCATCGGAAATATGGTAAACAAGGTAATCATTATCGGTAATGTAGGCGCCGATCCAGAAGTCCGGGTGTTGGACGGGGGAAACAAGGTCGCCAGCCTAAGTGTGGCGACGACCGAACGCTACACGGACCGCCAGACGAATACTCCCAAGGAGATAACCGAATGGCATCATGTGGTGGCGTGGCGCAACACCGCGGATATCGTTGACAAATACGTAAAGAAAGGCTCCCAGCTCTATGTCGAAGGCCGGCTTCGCACCCGCGACTATACAGATCGGGATGGCGTCAAGCGGTACATTACAGAGATTATGGCCGATACGGTCAGGATGCTGGGAAAGGTATTGGACCGCAAAGAAAACCAATCTTCCGGGCCGGCGCCTGCGCCTGGCTTTGAACCCGACGATCTTCCGTTCTGAGTATGGATACATCTACACTCAAGGAAATAGAGGAGATGCAGCTCTTCTTGGAGTCAGATCCGCCCACCGAGCCGCAGGCTATGTCTATCCGTTTGTCGGAATTGAGCGTACGTATGGCCCGCAGCTCCTACTTGTTGGCTATGGCAAAATACGAGCAGGATTTGGCCCTGATAAAGGCATCACGCCTCAAGGACCTCATACCGCTGGCTCCCAGCGTGCAGAAGGAGATACTCAAATCCGCCTGCGCAGAGGAGAACAAGATCGTAAACTGGTTGGATAGGATTAATAGGACCTGTGTACATCAATCCGATAACCTGCGTACCCAGTTGAGTTTCGAGAAAGAGCAAATACGGCAAATGGGATATAACACATGACAAAACTTGAACTTGACTACGACCGTTATTTCAGCCTTTATATCCGTCATCGGGACTGTCCGGATGGTCGTGGATACTGCATAACGTGTGGTGCGCCTATAACGCCTAAAACATGCGATTGCGGGCATTATATAGGCCGCGCTCACAAAGCTACCCGGTGGGACGAGAGAAACTGTCATGCTCAGTGCAAGAATTGCAACGAGCGCCTCGAAGGTCTCATACCGGTCTATCGTAAGGTGCTGATCCGGCTATATGGATTGCCGACGGTTGAAGAACTGGAACGCAAGAAACGCACGATTTTCAAATTGTCGAGGTCCGAAATGTCCGATAAGATCAATTATTACAAACGATTAATTCGCAATGTGTAACACTTCAAATAACAGCTGGATTAAGATGTATCGCAGCTTCCTTGATTGGGAATGGTATCCGGATACGAACTGTGTGCGGCTGGCATTGCATTTCATTTTGAAGGCAAATTACCGGGCCAAGAAGTGGAAGGGTTTAATCATCGACCGCGGACAATTGGTAACCAGCAGAGGACAGCTATCCGAAGAGACAGGACTTTCGGAGATGCAAATACGCACCGCAATAGACAAGCTGGATAATTGCGGGTTTATAACCAAGTCGGGAACACGCAAATATACTATCATAACTGTCTGTAATTATGATTTATACCAACAAGCACAGGATGGTTTTGATAATGGTTGTCAACCAACAGATAACCAACAAATAACCAGCGAACAACCAACAGATAACCAACAAATAACCACAACTAAAGAATATAAGAAAGAAAGAATAGAAGAATATATACACACACTGGTAGATACTAAAAAGGGGGTTGTAGGGGGGAAAGAGGCGGAGGTTGCGGAACTCATACGATGGATCACCACGAACGCTCCATGTATTGCCTCAATGCCGGAACCCCTAACGGAGGTGCAGATAGTTTGGCTATTTCAAGATTACAGCGTGAAAGATATTCGTCGTTTGATAGCTACCATGCAAAGCAAACAGGCGTACTTGAAGCATACAAACGCCTATACAGCCTTTGTCACTTATGCGAAAATGGACAAAGCTCTGGAGAGAAATAATCCACCAAATACGCAATCAGGACGGAAATGTTATACACGAGATGAGGCTATGGCATATATCCGATTCAAACGCATGGCCGGATCGCTTGAAGATAACTTTACGTTGGAGTCGGTCAACGGTCAGCATCTGTGGTACTTGAAATAGTCGTATTGTCATTTAACCTTTTAACCATCAACAACCATGAGCAAGCAAATCAAAATTGAGATAAAAAATCGGTGGACAGGTAATATACTTTTCGAGTATTTGTCCGAAAATAACACAATCAAAAAGACCGTATCCGAAGCTATTAAAAGCGGAGCCGACTTGCGCGGAGCCGACTTGCGCGAAGCCGACCTGCGCGACGCCGACCTGAGCGGAGCCGACCTGCGCGAAGCCGACCTGCGCGAAGCCGACCTGAGCGGAGCCGACCTGCGCGAAGCCGACCTGCGCGACGCCGACCTGAGCGGAGCCAACCTGCGCGGAGCCAAAGGCGCATATATGGCTTGTCCTACTGATGGCAGTTTTATCGGTTGGAAGAAAGTAGAGGGTTTTATTGTCAAATTGCAGATTCCGGAAGATGCTCGTAGAAGTTCTGCTTACGGCGAAAAATGTCGATGCAACAAAGCCTATGTGGTGGAGATTCAAAACATAGACGGAACCAGAGCTAACATCGAGACTGTTCATTCGTATTATGCCAGCGGTTTTGCGTATACGGTCGGCACTACCGTCGAGGTCGCTGATTTTGACGATTGTCGTTGGAATGAATGCGCACCGGGTATTCATTTCTTCATCGACCGTCGGGCCGCCGTGGAATATTAGAATTGCGGCAAGATCTCCTCCAGTTAAACTTTAACGAGCAATGAGTATGAAAGTCATAGTAACCTTTTCGGGCGGGAAAGACAGCCTTGCGGCGCTTCTTTGGACACGCGAGCATATCACCAAGAACTTCACGACCGTATTCTGTGATACGGGCTGGGAGCATCCGCTGACCTACGAGTACATCAACCGGATCGCAGATAAACTCCACTTGGATTTGGTGACGCTCAAGTCGAAGAAGTACGACGGGATGGTCGATCTTGCCCGGCAGAAAAAGCGTTGGCCCTCGACGCGGGCGCGGTTCTGCACGCAGGAATTGAAGACGAAGACCTGCATCGACTACGTGCTGGACGAGGTTCACGACAATATGCTGATGATTCAGGGTATCCGGGCAGCAGAATCGGCCAGCCGGGCCAAGATGCAGGCGCAATGTACGTACTTCAAGTACTATTTCGAGCCTTACGGTTACGACAAAGCGGGCAAACCGAAGAAGCACACTTATCGGGACAAGGAGGTACGGGCATTTCGGGAGAAGTTCGCCGACGATCTGCTTCGGCCCGTGTTCGACTGGTCGGCGCAGCAGGTGATCGATTACATCCTCGACGCAGGTTTGGAGCCGAACCCACTCTACCGGATGGGCTACAAGCGAGTCGGCTGCTGGCCGTGTGTGATGGCGAATCAGCGGGATATCTTGAACATATCGCGCCAGAACCCGGAGCGAATCGAACAGATCGCCGCACTTGAAACGGAGTTTCATTCATCGTTTTTCGGCCCGAAAAAAATACCTGCCCACGCAATCACCAGCGGCAATAAGTATCCTGACATCCGCGATGTTGTGCGCTATGTCGAATGGCAGAACGCCACGGGCAGTTTGTTCGACGACGACACGGCGACCAGCTGCATGAGTTATTACGGATTATGCGAATAAAAAACAATCAACTATGAAAAATCAAGTAACGAGCATCGAGCAGTCGAAGCGGCTGATCGAACTGGGAGTGCCCGCGGAGAAGGCGAGCATGGTATGGGAAATGGACGAAGATTGCGCCCGATTGAAGATATGGAATACGGATGAAGAAACGAGGCGAATACTGCACAATAAGTACCCGAATTACTATGTCCCCGCCTTCACGGTCGCCGACCTGCTGGCGGTGTTGCCGAAAAAGATAATGACCAATGGAGGCAAAGTGCATATTTTGCACATTGAGGCCTGTTCGTCCACCAGTCCTTGTTGGTGTTTGTATTGGGGAGATGAAGCGACGCAAGTTGGATGGCAGGAGCGAATCTCTTTCTTGCATCTGCTGGAAGATGCTATTGAATGGCTTTGTCTGAACGGCTATAAACTGAATCTGTGATGAAATTACCTATCGAAGTTCACAATAAATTGATCCCGTTCAAGGGGTTCAGCTGGATAACATGGCTTGCGTTCGCGTTTACCCGGAAGCCGAAATACCAGCATATGACCGAGAAAACGCGCCGCCACGAAGGAATCCACTGCGCCCAGCAGATCGAACTGGCCGTGCTGTTCGCGGCAATCCTCCTGCCCGTCGCCATAAGCTACTCGTTCGCATGGTGGGGCTGGGCGCTGACAGTGGTCGGTATTCTCTTCGCCGGCTGGATTTGCTATGGCATTTCGTGGCTGATCGAAGTGATTATCCCGCCTTATCCGGGCGCGTACTACTACACCTGCTTCGAGACAGAGGCATACAACCACGAGGATGATCCGAACTACTTGAAACGGCGCATACCGTTCTGGGGCTGGATCTCCTGTATACCTAATCGGAAAGTTAAACACAAAAAAAACTAATTTATGAATACAGAAACGATGTTTTCATCTAAGACCGATTTATGGGCTACACCACAGGATTTCTATGATAAACTCAATAGTGAATTTAATTTTACACTTGATCCTTGCGCCACCCCGCATAATGCTAAGTGTGTTAAATTCTACACCAAAGAGCAGGACGGGCTCCGACAAGATTGGGGCGGGAATACTGTTTTTTGCAATCCGCCATACGGTCGGGATATATACGCATGGGTTCGTAAATGCTGCATGGAGGCACAAAAAATTAACACAATAGTTGTAATGTTGATTCCGGCGCGTACAGATACTCGATATTTTCACGAATTTATTTACCACAAAGCACGGGAAATTAGATTTATAAAGGGGAGGCTAAAATTCGGGGGCCAAAAAAATAGTGCTCCGTTCCCGTCAATGGTGGTTGTATTTTAATCCATAAACTGTTTTAAAATTTAAGCACAAAGATAACCAACCATGAAAACAATTTATCTCTGGGTTTCAGGCAAAGGCTGGACACCCTTTCAGTACAATGAACTTTCTGAATTAGCCGCCGAATTTGAGGCGCGCAATATCAAACTGGGCGACGGGTGCACACTGGGCGACGAGTGCGAGCTGGGCGACGGGTGCAAACTGGGCGACGAGTGCAAACTGGGCTACGGGTGCAAACTGGGCGACGAGTGCAAGCTGGGCGCCGGGTGCAAGTTGGGCGACGGGTGCAAGTTGGGCGACGGGTGCAAGATGGGCGACAAGTGCAAGCTGGGCTACGGGTGCAAACTGGGCGACTGGTGTGAGCTGGGCGACGGGTGCACACTGGGCTACGGGTGTGAGCTGGGCTACGGGTGCAAGTTGGGCTACGGGTGCGATGTTCCGAAATCGCTATTTATCAGCGCATCTATCCATGCAGTATCCTATTGGGGTGAGGATGTTATTCAAATAGGATGCAAACGCTACACCATTTCCGAGTGGCAGAAGCATTTCCGAAAAATTGGCGAGGCCGAAGGCTATAGTCCCGAACAGATGGAGGAATACAAAGGGTATATAGACCTGATCGCCACCATGCACAAGACGTGGGCGTTACACTAAATACAATATTTAGCCATGAAAAGCGAAAAAGCAAAAGAATTTATCGACGGGTGCATCAATAATCTCACGGCAGAGTTGGCGGACCACGCGAAATGGCAGATTCGGACTGCAATGACCCACACGGCCGACATCGCCGAGCAGGAGGCCGAGGAGCGGATGCAGAAGAAAGCGATCAGTGCATTCGACGATATGTGGTTCGAGAACGGCGAGGACGGAGAGTTCGAACCGGATTACGAATACCACCGAAAGAATTTCATCCAAAAACTGAACGAGAATGAAAACGATTGAGGAAAGAGCGAAAGAATGGATTGATTCGCTGGGAGCAGGTCTCGTGCATCCATACAACAGACAGGCGATGATAGACGCCTATATCGCCGGGGCAAAAGCCCAGTATGAGGAGCTGACGCGCTGGCACGACCCGAAAGAGGAATTGCCGGAATATATTAAGGTTGTAGAGGTGAAATACAAGGCTTTTAATAAAATCATGATGGCAATAGCATTTCGATTGGGTGATTTATGGAGTGGCAAAAATAAGTGGTGTATTGATAGGACAAGTGTCCACATTGACCACGAAAACATCCTCGGCTGGCGGGAGATTCACGAATAAGACAGAGATATGACACCGAAAGAACTTTACGACTGGGCGGTAGATAATGACTGCGAGGCGTGCGACATTAGTGTGTGCATCCTTGAAGATGGCGTAGAATATATACTTGATTTTGATATAACAGAGTTAACCATTAACAAAAAATCAGAGCAAATAACCATAGACGCATGAAACGAGAACTTACACTAACCGACATCGCGGGGTATCTGCCGTATGGGCTTAAATTATTAGACAGAAAGCGCGGAATGACCACCGTATGGGAGTGGCAGAGTGCAGCGTGTTGCGACTGGAATGGGGAAGAAAAAGTTGAAATGATTTCCGGTGAGAAGTATTCGGAAGAGTTGGTTATGGCATCCCCGATCCTTCGTCCGATGTCCGATCTGTTTGTGAAGATCACCGAGCGGGGTTACAACGACGGAAAACCGTTTATCCCGATCTCTGAGCTGGCGAATATAGTCGAGGAGCAGGAAAGTGCTCGATGGGTATTCGAACAGGAAGACAAACGAATGTATTCCTGCGAATGGAAAGACTGGTTTTTATGGGACCACGACTGGAAAACATTTATACGAACTTCTTCCCTCAGCAGCTCGGAGGTATGCGCTATATCAGATCCTTACAAATTGTATGATTTACTCCATCGCCTGCACTTGGACTACCGCGGTCTGATCCCCGCCGGGCTGGCCGTCAGCGTTCACGATTTACCCACAAACCCCTATGAGGCATGAAAACCAAACTACTGCGCCGACTGAGGAAGGAGGCAAGGAAAAATACACCTTCCCCGGCATATCATACCTACTCCTCCCTTTATGAGGCGCTGATAGTTATTATACACTACGAGGATGAAAAACGCAATTACGTACTCCGCCGCGTTTCGGAGCTAAAACGGAAGAGGAAATGAAAACTATACGAGTAATAGTGGCTTGCGAAGAGTCTCAAGCGGTATGCAAAGCATTTAGAGATCGGGGATTTGAAGCTTTCAGTTGCGATATTGAACCTTGCTCCGGCGGTCATCCAGAATGGCACTTTCAGGAGGATATTTTCACAGTGCTGCGGCGGGAACCCAGATTTGATTTGATGATCGCCCATCCACCATGCACTTTCCTGAGCAACGCAGGGGCGGTACGCTTATATCCAAAAGCTGGCGAATTAGACCCAGTTCGGTATATGAAAGGGATGGAGGCTAAGATGTTTTTCATGCAGCTGCTTGAATGGCCGATCAAACATGTAGCAGTGGAAAACCCGGTATCATCCAAAGTATTCGAAATGCCTGAGTGCGACCAAGAGATACAGCCATATCAATTCGGCCATCCTTATACCAAAAAAACTCGACTATGGCTCAGGAATTTACCTTATTTATCCCCAACAAACGAAGTAATACCTGCGGGGCCTTATATTGCGTCAGGAACAAGTCGAAAGGATCGGTCTAAATATGGATGTGCCAAACAAAATAGGAGTAAGACCTTTGAGGGAATCGCACAGGCTATGGCTGAGCAGTGGGGTAATTTTTTAAAGAAAAAATATGAAAACAGGAATTGAGATAATCGCAGAAAGGGAAAGCAAGGCATTCACGGCAAATGGAATGTCACGCGAGGAACTGAGACTGAATTACAATGCGGCCTGCAACGCCTATCTGGCTGCTTTCTGCGAAAAGCACGGCTACGACAATGATCCGGCTGCGTGGGTAGGCAACGACCCCGGAGGAATTGCAGAAGTCGGCGATCTATTCGTGAGTATGGCCGATATGTTGACGGACATCGACCGGGACGCTCCGGAGGAGGAATACATCAAGTACTATGACTACTGTATGCGTGTTGGGGCAATCGCCAACGGTGAATTAGAAACCCCGAACTACGACAGCTGGCTGCGGGGATGTCCGCGGTTGGACGAAGAGCAGTTCCGGCGGATGGAGGAATTGCAGCGTAACATTCGCGATGCAGAATTGCGCCTAAAGGCGGAGATAGGCAAGTTGAATCAATTCTGATTGAGCCATGAAAATCAACAGACCGATAAACGACTGTTATTGCTATAACTGCCGGAAATACGAGCAGTGCAGGGACGAAGGAATGTTTGACGAGGAGCGGGACATCATCAGCTTCTGTGTGGACTATGAGGATGTGAGCTATCCCGATGATGATAACGACGAAAATGATTGAGCCATGAAAAAAGAAAAAAATGAAAACAGGAATCGAACTGATTGCGGAGGAGCGCGCTAAAATATTTGCATCACGCGGCAAGTTGGAGGGGGCATGCAACATGGTTGCGCGCGCAGAGAATCTGGTTGAATTTTCTGCGCGCCTTTCCAAAAATGTAGAAGCGGTGAACTTGCTTGCCGAGGCAGGTGCTATCATCGCCGCCGAGCTCGACAGACTGAACAACCTAAAACAAGAATAGCCATGAAGAAGATTATGTTTAACGACCGATACGGACTGACGCAGGCGGTTATCGAGGGTCGAAAGACCATGACGCGACGGATAATAATTCCGCAACCGGACTTTTTATCTGACAACTTCGGATGGGCAAAAAGGAATAATGGGGATGTGATATTGCCGAAATACGGGGTCGGCGAGGTCGTGGCCGTGGCGCAAAGTTACGAACAGGCAGGCATCCAGTCTTGGGCTTACCTCTCGCGTCCCGAAATCGATGGATATCAGATTATTTCAACGCACAAAGGTTGGCGCAATAAAATGTACGTTAGCGCCGACCTGATGCCCCACCAAATCCGCATCACGGGAATCCGCTGCGAGCGGTTGCAGGATATTTCGGACGAGGAGTGTTTACGGGAAGGGATCAGGCAATTTACGCCGAACTTTCCAAAAAATTTCCCCATACATCCAACCCACTTTGTAATAGGAGACATTTTAAAAGACACTCCCCGCGAAGCCTTCGCCTCGCTGATTGACAAGGTTTACGGCCGGGGTACGTGGAAATCGAATCCGTGGGTAGTAGTTTACGAATTTGAATTGGTGAAATGAGCGACTTGATCTGTCAAATAGTTACCCGTAAAATATACGCTTACGTGGCCGAGATATTCGGGGGACCCGCATTTTGGAATGGAAAGTGGCATCTTATGGTCGATGTAATTTGGCGGGACAATGGATGTCCAATACGTGAAAAAATGGTGCTACAATTCGACACCGAAGAAGAGGCAGGACGGGTGAAAATCGGGACGATAGCGAAGGATAAAACACTTTATGAATTACTGAAATAGCGAGATTCTCGCAAAATCTCGAAAAACTGAAATAACCATGATAGCAATGACTTGGTATAATGCCGTGGCAGTAGTGGTGTATATCCTTCTATTGCTTTGGGCGAAAAATATCTACGATAGGCCGATGCGCGATTACGATATTGGCGGCTTGCTTTTATCAATATCATGGATAAATGTAACGATAGTGTTTACCCTTTTGTGGGGAGATTTATTTTGGTGGTAAATTTAATAAAACTGAATAACATGAAGAATTTCGATTTAGCGGCCGCCAAAGCAGGCGCGCCGGTGTGCACGAGGAGTGGGAGAAACGCAAGAATTATATGTGATGACCGCCGGGGTGAGCCCCATAGCAGGATAATAGCCTTATTGGATGCGGGTGAGTATGAACATGTTGAGCTTTATAGCTTAGAGGGGATACTAATACCTGATACGACGACCCTAAATGACCTTATGATGCGTGACGACGACTACGCCGAGAAGCTGGCGCGGGGAGAGTACGGGCCAACTGTCAAAGAAAAGTTGACAGTTGATAACCCAACTTGTAAGGAATCCTTACCAGTTGACCGGGAGTACTGGCGGCGGGTGTATGCCGGGCAAATAATGTCAGTCGTATTACATGCAGCTATTACTACTGGTGCGAAGGTTAAAGACAAATACAAGGACATGCCGACTGACGTAGCAGCTGCTCGTTCTGCGATTATCCTTGCCGACGTCCTTATTGAAGAACTGGAGAAAACGGAGAAATGATTTTGTGAAAATGAAAAAGATTTGTATGTTTGCAATGTCTTCCATACTAATAGGCGAGTAGTGCTCGTCAATTCGGGCTTTTTTTATGCCCTACTATACGGTTCTGTACCCCCGTGTGGAGTGTTAATGCATCCACTGCCTATTAGGTGGAAGACAACGGGAAAGGCAGGACCGTTTTTTATTCCTGCTAAACTTAAATGTCTTCCACCATGTTACACAAATCGCTTCCGGGGATTCCCGACTATCAACAACTCTACAATGAGGCCAAACTTACAGCCTCGCATTACCAGAAAGCATACTTCGATCTGTTGGATCGCTACTGCGATATGGTCGATATGCACATCGCCGAGATTGACCGCAAATGCGAGGGTTTCGAGAAGCCCATTCTAAAGCGTCCTATTGACCCGTTCATTCTTTCGAAGATAGGACGTAAGTCAGAAAAGAGACAACAATCAAAAATGAATTAGGCCATGAAAGAAATAGTATTTAAGAGCGAAGACAACCGCGTATTGACCAATAGTCTGCTAGTCGCCGAAAAATTCGAAAAAGAGCACCGAAATGTTCTTCAAGCAATTCGTAATTTAATTTCGGCTGCTGAAAATTCAGCAGTCCGCCAAATGTTTAGCGAATCAGTGTATATAAATGATCAGGGCAAGACGCAGCCTATGTTTGTCATGAATCGGGACGGCTTCTCGCTTCTGGTAATGGGGTTCACGGGCGAGAGGGCTCTCAAATTCAAATTGGAATATATTGAGGCTTTCAATAAGATGGAGGAAATGATTCGTACCGGCGGCTTCCAGATTCCGCAGAATTATGTAGAGGCTTTGCGCCTTGCGGCTGATCAAACAGAAAAACTGGAGATCGCAAATAAAATGCTCTGCCAAGCCCATAAGCAGGTAGCTATACTTGCTCCAAAAGCCGAGTTAATGGATAAGGTTCTTGACACCGACCAAAAGATTGATGTAGGTCAGTCGGCCAAGATTCTCGGATTGCCTTTTGGGCGAAACACTCTTTTTCAAAAGTTGCGAGAAAAGGGCGTATTCTTCTGTAATCGCAACGAACCTAAGCAGGAGTATATTAATCGAGGTTATTTCGAGTTGCGCGAGAAGCTGATCGACCGCAATAATCATGATTCATTTACGGTCGTAAAGGTGCTTGTAACTCAAAAAGGGTTGGATTTTCTCGCTCGTTTATTCGGAGTCGTTTCATCGCCGAAAAGGATGGCGTCATTGAGATGAGCAAGAGGGCAGCATTTGCTGCCCTCTTTTGTTGTAATCCCGACGGGACTAAAGGAAATGTTATCTTATGAAATCATCGAGATAACATAGAGTAACAAAATCTGCTCTCAATACTATAGAATGGCGTTTTTGTTGATGGCATGAAACGACCGAAATATCATCAGATAAAACCTAAGTCGCCAAAAAGTCGCCAAAAATTCTTGAAGTTATATATGGTTAGTTATATTTGCATTTGTGCAAATGTAACTAATTATGGCGACAATCTACTACTCCCTCTCGGCTAAGGAAAATTCATGCGGTTTACACGAGGTGCTGATTCGGTTTACTCATGGACGTTTCAACCAACGTGCCAAGACCGGCATATATGTTCTGCCTGAATATTGGAACGAGAAGACGCAATCAATCTTGATTCCCCGCTATAGGATGATGTCGCCAGCCCGGCAGGATATTGTCGAACAAGCAAATGAGGCCCATGCTAAATTATCGGCATTAACCTCTTTTGTCATGCAGTCTTTTATCGATGGCGGGGCGGGGAAGATGGGGTTGCCTGTGAGTTGGCTCCGTGATGTTATTACACCCTACTCGGTGGGTATGTCGCAGGATAAGGATATATGGGCTTGTTTCGAAAGCTATATCTCGAAAAAGAACTTTTCCGAGCGTCGCATAATGGCATTTAACGTGCTTATACGAGTACTTAAGCGTTACGAATTATATAAGAGGATTTCTGATCGAAATTTCACACTCTCCCTATTAACGTTCACTCCTGAAATGCTGGATGACTTTGAGGACTTTTATCGCAGAGAATACGAGATATGCGAGGATTATCCCCATATATATACGTTGGTTCCGGATTCAAGAATGCCGCAGCAGCGCGGGCATAATACTGTTGCCAGCAAAATGATCTTGTTGCGCGCCTTTTTAAATTGGGCCGCAAATAATGATCTTATACCCTCCAATCCCTTCCGTAAGAAAGAGATAAAGCAGGCTGTCTATGGAACGCCTATTTACATTACAATTGCCGAACGGAACAAGCTGTATAATACAAATCTATCCCGTCATCATAAGCTGGCTGTCCAGCGAGATATATTTATATTTCAGTGCTTGATTGGATGTAGGGTAGGGGATTTGCTTGGACTGAAGCGCAATAATGTAGTAAAGGGCGCTGTGGAGTATATTCCGCGTAAAACCAAAGAAGGGCATCCGGTAACGGTGCGTGTACCTCTGAACAATATTGCTCAGGATATCATAAAAAAATATGAATCATCCGAGCATGAGATGTTGTTGCCGTTTATTTCAGAGCAGAAATATAATGAAGCGATTAAAAAATGCTTTCTTGCTGCGGGCCTTAAACGGATGGTAAATGTGCTCAATCCGATTACTCGTGAACCCGAACAGAAGCCGCTTTATCAAGTAGCCTCCTCTCATATGGCTCGCCGAACTTTTATCGGCAACCTGTATAAGAAAGTCAAGGACCCGAACCTTGTAGGGTCCCTATCTGGGCATACTGAAGGCAGTAAGGCATTTGCCCGCTATAGGGACATAGACGAAGAGATGAAGACCGATCTTGTAAAACTTCTTGAATAGTTAAATCGTATCCATCAACTTGCATATGACTGCGGCGAATAAGGGCGCCGAACATTCGCTTACTTCAAGCATCGCCAGCCAGTATTTCATGTTGTCATCTTCCATGTTTATCACATTTGCAGCAGGTGAATCGGTGTATATCCGACCATAGAGCGGTATTTATGTCGCCGGTCAGATATGCAACCTCTTCGCCGGCCATATCCATACTATGCGTCGAAGCAATATCATCGACCAGATGTCTCAGTTCGTGTTCAAAAGAGTTCAGGAACTCGGCTGGCGATGACGCCAGCCCCACGATCATCACCGTGCGCCTGAGCTTTTTGTTGGAATAGGTGAAACCGGTGTCCATATCGCACTTCAGCAGATTGTCGCGGATATGATCCATTAATTCAGCTGGACATTGTATGTCGTTAAGGGACTTGATTATAGAGTCTGTATGATAGCATGTGACGGCGAAATACACCCTCACATTCCAGTCGTAGGCATCTATATTCAAATCCCTTATTTTCATTGTTCGCCTTTCCGTTCTCCGTATTTGCGCCAGTTGCGCGCCAGTTGTCTCCGTTGCTTGCGGTTGAAGCGTTTGTTGTCCAGCACGTCGTTTACGGCTGTCGCCAACTCCTGATACTTGTCGCCCGGAAGGTTACGGACGAGCGCTGCGATATTTTTCATCGATTTCACCTTTTTCGTTTGTGAATTCGCTTAGCTGCGGCATATCTTCCATGACTTACATCATTTCTTCCCAAGGTATGGGAGTTCCGGAACCAATAGTGTCGGCGTAGTAGCGAGTGAAAGGCATACCGTCGTATGCGTCTTCATCGTCGATGAAGTCTTTGATGAACATGGCGAGGTACTGCTGATTGGGGATCGACGATCCGAAATAATCAGAAATTGCCATGTTGCATACGTATACGCAGTCGTATCCCTTGTCTTTCTTGAGTTCGATGCCGTACTGCTTCAACAGCGCATCGACCTTCTCTTTGGTGTAGGGTTCGATCTTCTTGCCGTTTCGATCCCGCATATGGGATACGGCGAATTCGCACATCTTCTTTGAAAAGTGCCATCCGTAATTTGCGAGATACTCCCGGAATCCTGCCGGAAAGTTATCATATGTATCTAATCTGTTCATATCAGTCTGAATTAAAAAGGAGGGAGCCTGCGGCCCCCTCCCGCCGGTTTAACGCCTGCGATAACGCGAGTATCGACCCGTACCCTTGACGCCACGGCGCTCGCCGTATCCGTCACCGTCGTAGCCATCCATGTCCCCGCCATAGTCCCGGCGTTCGCCGTAACCTCCGCGCTCACCGTAGCCCCCGCGGCCTTCACGCCGGCCTTCCTCGAAGCCTTCCTCGTAAGCGCGCTGAAGCTCCCGCTCCATCTCCTCTTCGTGGCCGTCATATCCGCCTCGGCCTTCACCTATGATTCTCCAACCCATAGTTACTTAGTTTTTGCAGGTGCTTCAGTCTTGACAAGGCTCCTCAGTTCTTCCGCCGTCGGTATTTTGCTTATGCGCTCGTTCATATCAGCTATCATCCTGCGTAATTCCCGATTTTCGGACTCAAGTTCTTTCGTGCGCGCAGCTTCGGGGTCGAGCTGCATCAGGATCGAGTCGTAAATCTCCAGATTGGCTTTGTGCTTTTCGTAGGATTCTACGATGTCTCGGCTCATCTGCTGCGCCTCCATAATTGTAGGCTTCAGCCCGTCGCGTGTTGTCGCTACGGTGAGTCCGTCTTTCGAAACGATGTCCGCCAGCATGGGGACGCCCCACGGCTCGTTGCCCTCTATCGAGATATTGATGAACTGCTGCATCGGCGAGAACTGCCCCGGTTTCTGGGGCGGAATGTACGGGGCCGACACATCTTTTACATTCGCTGTATAAAACTTTGGCTGCTCGCGATTGTCGAAGACGTAGACTAAGGAGCCTTTTTTCAAGTTCTGAAACATCTTGGTTAATGATTTGTGAAAGTCAGGGAGAAGGAGTTACCTTCTCCCGTTCTTTCTGTTAATTGTTTTTTTAATTCAGACGGCACCGGTCATCAATTGCAAAGTATCGGTCTGCTTGTCATACCATATCTGGTATACCCCTGAACCCGGAATATCCGATACTGTGACATTTGCTCCGTTGTACGTCGTCAGATTCTTATTTTGCCCGTTGGTTTCAAACAGCACGGGAAGCGTTCCCGTTGTGCCGGCAGGGACTTCCTGTACCAACTCAACCAGCACGAGTCCTCGGTACCACGAATTTGCAAATGCGTGGTTGGGAAAGGAAAACACAACACCCGTGGTCTCCACTGTCACGCCCGTAGTTTTTAGTACCGGTATGCCCCTGCGGTTAACATACTGAAATGGGAATACTGCCATATTTTTGTAATTTAAGTTATTATAACTAATTTTACATCGGGATAGGTTGGAGTCATGACCAACTGATAAGGGCTTGCCAAACGTCCTTCCCTCTTTTTCTCGTTTGGCACCACTAAATTGTTTGGCAATGACAAATCGGGAATTTATAGAGAGAATTGCTCTCGAAGGAGAAGAATGGCGTATTATTGATGGTACGCTCGGCTATTTCGCGGTATCTGATTACGGTAGAGTTTCATCGCTATCCCATCGCGTGAGCGGAGGTAATAACAATAGTTGGATGACTAAACCTCGCATATTAACTCCTCGCCCAAATAGGGGAGGATATTTGAGAGTTAGACTTACATCCCTACACGGAGTCGATAAGACTGAATTAGTCCATAGGCTTGTTGCTAAAGCGTTCATCCCCAATCCTAATAACTATGCATATGTAGACCATATAGATGGGAACCGCACGAACAATGTGGCACATAATCTTCGTTGGTGCACTCGTTCAATGAACATGCTTAACCCTGTCACAAGAGAGTGTGCAGCAAAAGCACGAAGAATACCCAACAAGAGAAACAGAAAGCCAATTGTTCAAATTAAAAATGGAATATTGGTTGCAAAATATAAAACAGCATCCGAAGCCCATCAGTTACACGGATTTCACATCGGAGGAATATATGAATGTATTCGAAAGCCAACTCGCACATTGAAAGGATTTCATTGGCGCTGGCTTTCGGATTGGGAAGCCCCTTATCAGTAAGTCAAAGAACATTTCACCTATCGGCGAATAATAGCATTATCCCCAAAATCCGCCGTTCCCCCCAAAGCCAAACCCTGCACCATATCCGAGACCATATTGTGCGGCAATACACGTAGGCACACCGACAATAGGCGAATAGGGCACAGTAGCCGTTTCGGGCAGCTTGCACTTGATGTTATTCACGTCATTCTGCAAAGCCGCTACAGCGGCGTTCACGGGGGCTACAGCCTGTCCTACAACACCGGCCATGTAGGCGTTTTGGTGTTCGAGGTTGAGCTGCGTAGTCAGAGTGCTGTTCTTCTCGCGCAGGGCATCAATTTTATCCTGCAATGCAGCTGCCTGCATTTGATCCAGTTTGGAAATTATCGCTGTAGTCCCGCTTTGAGAAGTTTCGCGAATTGTGTTTTGTAAATCACAGGTCTGACGTTGTGTTTCATAGGCAACGCTACTGAATCCGCGCTCCATGCCCACATTGACGCCATTAATGGCCTGCTTCATATCACAGCAACACGCGGCGATTTGATTGCCGATCTGACAACCCATAGACTGCACGGCATTGATGATTTGCTGGCTCGACATCCCCAGCGTGCTTTGGATGTTGCACAGCGTAGACTGAATCTGCTGCGTCGAGCAGTTGAGCGACGATGCCAGCTGAGTGATCGCCGTGCCGTTTCCTTGAATTGCGTTCATGAGAAGTTCACGTCCGGCGTCACCGTTGAGCTGCGCAGGCAGACCGTTCGCGCCGTTGCCTCCGAATCCGAAGCCGTTACCGCCCCAGCAGAAGAAGAGCAGGATGATCCAGATCCACCAGCACCCGTCGCCGCCCCACGAACCGCGGTTGTTGTTACCGTTCATGAGTGCCGCTACGAGGTTGGGGTCCATGCCCTTGTTGCTCATCATGGACGAGACGAGAGCTGCGATGTCAAGGCCGCCACCCGTGCCGCCTCCATCGAAAATATAAGTTTTATCCGAACCCATTTTAAAAGATTATTGAATGATTGCCGCCCCCGTTAAGGCCGGGCGTTCACCTGTTGCAACAATGCAAAGGTGGCCGAAGGCGGCAGGCATATCAATTAGATGGGACGGAGATCGTAGGCAGTCTTTTCGCAATTAGTTCTCACTGAATTTCGAATATGGGATGACTGTACCGCTTCCGCTCGTCGAATTTCGAGATCATTTTTTCGACGGCTCGACGAGAGAAGCGCATCATGCGCGCTATGTCTGTAATATACATCCCTTTCTCATGGCAGAAGTGCACCAACATATAGCGGGCATCAACCACATCTTGATATTTATCCTTCGAAAGGATTTGTTCTTTGGTTATTTCGGTCTCAAATGCAACGCATTCGAGTATTTCTGCAAAAAGCTCTGATTTACGCATACGTTTCCCCGATAATTATTGTATATTTGTTATACCCCTGTATAAAAAGTTCCACCCCAAACGAAGGAATAGTCCTCGGCATTGGGGTGGAAACACTTATGTATACAGGGGTGTATGCTATAATGTCGGGGACTTTTTTATGCCCGTCCCTCAAGGCTCTACATCATATGAACCGGCGCGCCATCGTCAATATATTTTTACGGAATACGAATACAACGACGCCAAGGAGGACCCAAAAGCCGCGCATCTTTGTCTGCTGCCACCATGTCAGTCGGCGTTCCACTTCGACAATTTTTGTATCGGTCCTGTCTTTATAGACAATGCTGTCCCGATAAATCACTTCTTTTTCAAACGGCACCGGAATATCCTGCGGCTTATTCTCCAGCGAGTGGCCCAGCGAACCGTCGTTGTTTATCCATGCGTCCGAAACAGCTAATGGCGTCTCCAGATGACTTGAAGTATCTCTGACTACTTGGCGCTTGCTGTATGGAGGTATCTGAAATCGAAGCGTATCCTTGAAGTATATTTTATGGATGTGTGTTTCGATGCTGATGCTATCCTTTGTGTTTGTTGCTAAATGCTTGCATGGACAGCATCCTGCCAGTATACAAGCGAATGTTACGATAACACACTTCATGGCTTGTGTTGTTGAAATAGTTCCCAACCTTTATTGACATCGTCTATAACAGCAGCGACTCCATTTTCTACGCGCGACATTGCGGCTACCACCGGGACCATGATATCCTTATTGGTTGTTGTAATCTTTACGTCGGGCCAGACTCCTGAAGAGTCTGATACGGCTTTAATGTAGTTATCCGTATGATTCTCAATGGGCGGTGCGTAGCGATCTATCATATCACGCAGCGTATTGCATCCGTGCTTCAGCTGGTAGGTGTGGAGTAATACGAACATGGCGCGGTACCCCCATGCCATTGTCTTGAATTGTTTGAAGGCGCTATCCGTGGATGGAATTTCCCCCAAATATTTGATTTTGGACAGTCTGATATTACCGGGATTGTTATTGCGTAATCCTCTGCTCATTGCTTTGTATTTTTATGGTTTCGATAATTCTCCAGATATGGGAGGTTTTTAATAACCTCGAAAGACAGGACATAATACAGGAAGTCGAACAACTTGCTCTTCGGGAAAATCCGCGTCAGGTTCTTCAGTGTATTGACTCCGTAAAAGTAAATAAGAGCATATACGATGATAGATATTGCTGACATCGCTCCTTCGTGGTTATCGATCATATCTCCGATAATCAGTACAAAGGCGATGAGACCGGATATAACCATACCTTCTAAAATGCAGTTGAAAGCCTTTTTGAAGGCGAATCCTTCATGTTGCTTAAATACGCCCGCCGATACTCCGGCCACGAAATTAATGGCAAATACCAGCATGCAGGCGATGAGTATGTCGTGTATCGGGGCGATTGTGCCGAATATCGAGGCGAAGATACAGCCAAAGAGTTCCCGAAATTTGTCCATGATAAAATTGCCTTATTCTCTGTTTTTAAGTCTCTGTTCTTCTTCCGCGGCCCGCTCTTCGGCCCGCTTGGCTTTGAGCCGGGCAAGCGTCTGTTCGTTCTTGTTGTATTCCGCGTTGGCGGCTTCGTACTGCGCATAGTCTTCCGGGTAGGTATGCTCGAAAGAGATACCTTTCTTGAAACATTTGATCGCCCGGTCGTCGGACTGGGTCATGATCGCCCGCAGCTCCAGCTGGCGCGATTCGAGGATGTCGATTTGCTGTTGTGGTTCCATTATTCTAAATTTCCGATACGGGGCGTACAATGCAGGATGATGGTTTCGGGTGGTTGTCGATTACCCAGCTTGCATTTTCGTACTTGTTGACTTTATAATAATATATATTACGATATTCGGAAGAAGATGCCATGTAGTCCGTTTTGGCGATCACTTTCCCCGACACGGACAATGTCCGATTGACCGGATCGTAAGGCTGCGCGAATAAGAGACCTTTGGCCATCAGCCACAGCTCCTCGGCCGACGGCAGCCACCATGCACCCGCTTCCAGCCCGGTAGTCATCCCCGCGACCTGCATCCCATAGGCGGCAGCTGCGGCGGCCGCCGGATAACACGGAACAGTCTTGCCGTAGAAGTCGGTTCGCGTTTTCCGGGCGAGAATGGCCGTATTGCTTTTGCCTTCCTGCAGGAACGCCCCGTAAGCCGACGGATATTGGGCCAAGTGCTCCCCAAACAGATAGTCCCGGTAGGTCGGATAGGCCGCAACCAATGCCGGGTTATCGGCCTCGGTGAAAACGCTTTCCCGGATGATCGTCGAGCTGCCCGGCAGGATATTGGTCCCTGTCGTGCCGTTCTCTCTGTAGTACTCCAGAAACACTTCGTTGTCGCATCCGGCCAGTTGTGAGCCTGCGCCATTTCTGCGGCGTATAGGAGCTAGTGTATTGGGCTGAATAAAGACGGTTGTACTTTGGTAATCGACATCTTCCGCATGCTTGGTTAGCGTGCAGCCTGCGGCGGATATTTTTTTATGCCCTTCAATACTGGACCACGCATTACACTCCATGACAATAGCATTCAGTTCATCCGAAGCCGTGGCTTTCCATGAATAAGTATTCATAATATCGGGGGTCGCATTGATCTGCGCTGCGATACTTGCGAGAGTTGCTCCGGCGGGATAGGTAAACTCGAAATCCGAGATATAGATATGTAGCGTAAAACTGCCGCCCGAAGAGAGATCGAAGCCCGAAAGCTTCACTTCATACGCCACTGCCCACTTGTAAAAATCCAGATGGCGCAGGGCAACGATGCGCACCTTGTCGCCCCGGCGGCCGTAGGCCACGGCCATCGGAACGAGTTCCGGCGGCAGCTGGTCGTAAAGCAGTGTCGCACCCTTGACGAACTTCAGCGTACTGTCCGTCTTGTCGAAGACCGCCAGATCGCCGGCATCCGCGGCATCCCGGCCGACAACGACATTCACCCCGTCGTAGATCAGTTCGCCGTCGTCTTCAACGTATGACACCGCCGACTGGGTTTTCAATCGGGAGTTATCCGCTTCATAAGCGGCTCTGTTCGCGTATTTGTTTACCTGAGACATAACGATTCGTTTTTAGTTGTTTTTCCAGTCCGAAACGGCATTATTCCCTACGGAGTGATAGACCGCATTGTTCTTGGTGTCGATGTAGAACTGTCCGGCCCGGTCGGGAGCCTTCGACGGAGCGCCCGCGCCCGTAACGACGATGTTGTTGCCGCCCCAGATGCCCAATTTCTTGACCTGCAGTTCCGGGATTAGGACATCGCCCGAAAGCATCCTTACAAGCAGCGATTCGAGCTGCGCGACGCGCTCCTCCAGCGTGCAGTCCGAATGGGCTACTACCTCAAATGAGGTTTTTCTCAACTCTGGATCAATTTCTTTGGCAGTAACGAACTCGGAGTCATTCTCCAGTTCGGATACTTTCGTAGGAATCTCCGTGCGGTCGGCTTTCCCTTCAATTACTTCCTGCAAGGTCAGCGTAAGTTTATCCCACGATACGGTATTATTGAGGAGCGTAGCCCGAATCTCGGAACCCTCTACAGCAATCTGTATTTCCGGACCAATGGACCCGACGTATACTTTCACGAAGTCCGAAACGGGGATCGACGAAATAGATCCATCGGCATTTATGAACTCAATGGCTCTTGTTTCTTCGTTATACTCAAGTCCCATCTGCTCAATGGGAAGGTCAACGATCAATTTAGCGCCCGCAATCGTTGTGAAGGTAAGCTCGTAGGTTTCGCTGTTGAACTCCGGAAGACCGACGCAGGTGTTCAGAATCTCCCTGATATCGGGATGGGCGGTAGGCGAGGTGTTATGCTGCTCTATCTGCCCGCTGACATCTGGTGTGGGGATGGCGTCAATGGCATCATCCGTGTATTTTTGTGCTGATTGAAGAGTAGTCGCGTCGCCGTCGGATATTGCCTTTCCCACTTCTTGCCCGAACTCAAGAAGTCCTGTTGCAATCTCTGATTTTGTCTCTTCTATGCGTTCATCGGTGTGGTAGTTGGCATCGGAAAGTGTTTTTTCAGCTGCGTCGGCTACTTCCTCTTTCGACGCCTTTTCAGATAATTGCACTCGTATTTCCGTGTCGTCGTAATTCGAAAGTCCGTCCAGCTTCTCCTTATCGTCGTCCGTATAGTCGTTTGAGGACAGACCCTTCCCTTCTTCTTTGTCTACCTTGCCGGCAAGGGCTTCATTAATATCCCCGATCTTATCTACGGCTTCATTGGCAGCTTTTGCGGCTTCATTGGCAGCTTTTGCGGCTTCATTGGCGGCATCGGCGGCATCTATGGGAGCATTTGCATACTCTTCCTCGGATATTTCTGCATCGGGATTGTGCTTCTTGTAAAGGTCATAGGCACTTGGTCCGGGGAGGCCTACGATCAAGTCCGAAGAATCCAGATTGACAGTTTCCGTGGTCAGATTGTTGTCGTTGCCGCCCTCCATACATGTAGTAGGCACCAACTCAAACGCATCGCAATAATCGACGGCTGTTTGTCCGCTCTTATCTTTATTTTCCCACATGGTAAGCCGGTATGCGCCCAGCTGCTTTTGCATATTGCCTGAAATAGTGAATACGGCAATGTTCCCCTGAGGCTCGAAATGCAAAGGGGTTTCCATGCAGGAGGGAAGATGAAGGACCAGATGCAGATCGCGGCCTTCAAGTGTGACTTGCTCGCCATTGGTCAATATCGGCCAATGGATTTCGATGTCTTTACCTATACGAATACGCTTCACTTGCTGTTTTTTTATTTGTAGTCCGCGGGAGATATTACGTCCTCGATCTTCAGGTCAAGTTTGCTCAATACAGCATCGATAAGAGGTGCAGATCCTAATGCTGCGACAAGACGCCCCAATTCGTGAGCTTCTGCCTCGGTAAGTTCTATTTCACCTTCCGATTCATATACTTTATGAGCGAGTACATGGCCGACAAAACCATAGGCATTTGCATATATGAGATTTGCAAGCTGCTCGCGCACATCGTGAACAGTGCATATTTTCTTTTGCATATCTGCAAAAATCTCAAGCCGTTGTAAGTTAATTTTCCTCATAATTTTTGGTCGTTAAAATTGCATTATGCCGTCTACTTCTCTCCCTCTATTTGAACATCACCCAGCATCCTACACTCGCGCAGTAGATCAGATTACGGGATTCTCGGTCAGTCCATGAGTCTGAGTAAACCCATGCTCCTTGAGTATGTATCGCAATCTGCTTCCCGTTTCCGTTCAGTTGCACGCCTTTGGTTCCTATGTTTCGGATATAATAAAGTTGACCGTCTTGTGGATTGTAAGGGAGTGTGATAGTGCGCTTCCTGCCATCGCTATCCACCACCACAAAACAATCCATATCGTCAAGGGTTACATCTGAAGATATTTTACGATTATATAATCTTAATCCGCACACATCTCCCTTTCTCAAATACAGGGCATGATTACCGCATTTTGTACTTGGATTTAGCGGATTAGTGCCGAATGATCCTTCTGCCGAAATGTATATCCCGATATTATAATAATTAATATCTTGAGAAGATTTTCTGTTTGTATTTACTGTTAAAACGGAATGGTTAACCGCTCCCATAGTAGAAGTGGGATATGCCGATACGTCGAATGTATTTTTATAGTTGTCATCTATATTTTCCAACGTGATACGCGCAGCCGACATAAAAAGTGAACAGTCTTTTCCAGATGACGGGGATAAAGATGACTGCAACCAATAATCGTTGTCTATCGTGAAGTTGCCTATTTTACCGCTTGTTGCTTCTATTCTTCCTATTATATTCGCCTTCGTTGCTGTAAACGAACCGTCCTTAGCGACTCGGAAAGGCGCGTTGTCCGGTGTGTTGCTACCGACAAACAGAGGGATATCGCCGCCTACGAGTCCTGCGATGATGGTATTTTCGGAAATATCCGTTTTGGAGTTGTGGACTACGAACTCCATACCTTGCAGGAAGTTGATAACGGCGTTCTCGGCAAACAGTAGAGGCGTATATATGGGCACCATGTCGTTGAGTTGTTGCCAATATGTCGATGTGGTTCCCCCGGATGGTTTATTGGAGTTCGATGAAGTATGAGTCTGACGGCATTGGAATTTCAGTTGTCGATTATTCTCATATACAGTCACTATGTCTATGTAGCGCAGGCTGTCTGATTCTAAATCAGCGTCGTTGCGATATTCTACACCCGAAACCCATTCCGTTAGGCGGATAATGCAACCCTGATATCCGGGGTCTCCTTTGTCCCCCGGCTTGCCTTGTTCTCCGCTTATGCGTACCGGGTCGGACCACGGTTCCACAAGCTCGTCATTTGCATCTACTTGCGCTTTGGTCATCCATAGATATTCCCCGGACGAAAGCGCCGGAGGATTGTCATACCAGCCGTCCGGCTCTCTTACGTTTGATTCAATATCTGGGCCTATGCTATCGTCACTGCTCGATGCGTATTTGAAGTCGGTATATGGTCCGGGCTGGCCATCTTCGCCTGTAACTTTAATCGGATCGGACCATGTCAGGGCGCTTGCCTGTCCCGTGCTCCCGTTTATTGTAGCTTTCGACATCCACCAAATGCCGTCTCCGGA